AAAGATGCTAAGAAAAAGAAAGAGCCTGTTAAAGAAGCAGAACAAATTATTAAAGCAGAAAAGAAACCTAAAAAATTACCTAGCAAGAAAAGCATCTTAATGATGTGTAGCAAAGGTATGTCAGTTAAAGAAATGTGCGAAGCACACCCAGACTGCGATCAGAAAGAACTAAAAGAAATGTGCGAATCTTGTATGGAAGAATACAAGAAGAAAGACGAATCTAAAAACGAATCCGTTACATTTGAAGACATGGATGGCGAAATTGTAGAAGCACAATCTGCTAAACAGAAAGCAGCATTCAAAAAAATGCTAGACAAGAAGAAAGGCAAAACTTCAGACGATAAAGAAATGGACGAAGCCAAAGAAACTAAAAAGAAAAAAGAAACTGTCAAGGAATCCATTGAACCTAAGATGTCATTTGTTAACATGTATAAGATGGTTAAGGAAAGTGGCGGACAGCAGGCAATTGATCCTATGGACGATGTTCTGTGGAACTGGGCAAACAGAGTTGCTGTTTCAAAAGTGGAAGAAACAAACAAGCAGGAAATTTTTGCTGCAATGCTATATGAAAGAAACGGCGGACGTTTTGAAATGTATGACGTTGTTGAAAAAGGCTTAAACGAAGGCAAGGATTGCAATTGCGGTCCAGACTGTGCATGTAAAGGCAACTGTGGTTCAGATTGTAACTGCGGACCAGACTGCGGCAAATAATAATAAAATAAAATTCAAACTAAAGCCGGTATTCAACTGCCGGCTTTTTTTGTGACTTAAATATCTACATGCAACTATTGACTCAACCCCTTTCAATCGTAGGAAATGCAGAAAGCATATTCCAAAAAGAATATGGTAAACTGATAGATGCTCATGCAACCATTAGATTTAATAGGGCAGATATAATAAGAACAGAATCACAAGGAAGCCGATGGGACTTTTTGGCATCGAGTGAAATAAACACTTTTGAAAAATACAATACTGAGACTCCAAAGTTTCATACGCTAATTTTTACTCCAACAAAAAAAGAATTAGAATACAAAATTAAAAAGGTAAATTTTAAAGCAGATAAAATACGATTACCTTTGGATCAATCACAATGGTTGGAAAAAGAATTAGACGTTCCGCCTTCAACGGGGTTGCAAATTTTATATTATCTTGATCAAATCAACAATAAAAATGTCAGCATATTTGGATTTGATTTTAAAGAAACCAAAACATTTTACGAAATTAGAAACAAGGGCAAACACGATTATGATAAGGAAAGATTGTTTGTTTTAAAACTAATAAAACAAAATGGTTGGAAAATATACAGGTAATAGTTGACACGCTTTACAATCTAATATATAATAACACATCAATTAGGAGAATAATATGTCAAGAAGTTATGGACCAGAAGAAAAAGCAAAATTAGAAAGACTAATTACTGAAGGTTCAAATGTACTACGTGAAGTGGAAGATTTGAACGAAGGACTTAAGGATACTGTAAAAGCAGTAGCAGAAGAACTTCAAATTAAACCAAGCACAATCAACAAGGCAATTAAGATTGCACACAAAGGTGATTGGGCAAAACACGAAGAAGAATGGACAGAGATCGAAAGTATTTTAGGTATTACTAAGAATCTTCCAGACGACACACAGAATAGTGATCAATAGTTTGAAACAAGTCAAACTATTTTGGTTAAACAGTTATCGCAGTGACAAGATTGCGTTTGCATTTGAACTCGTAAGTTTCATATTTACGGTTGGTGCAAGCATGACCCTTGCTCTTACAGCAAGAGATCCTAACATGCTTATAGTATATCCAGGATTTTTTGTAGGCAGTATTACTCAATGTTATGCAGCATACAGGCGTGGAGCAGCATGGGTGATGTTGCTGACTTTTTATTTTGCCATTATTAATGTATTCGGATACGGTATTGCCGCTGGTTGGTATTGATGTTTAAGACACAGAAAGAAACTATATGGCACATTACCTGCAATAACTGTAGTTTCTACTGGACCATGCCCACAATGGAAGAAAAACTACCCATGCAGGACAGAGCATTTACCTGTCCAGTGTGTGCCAAAAAAGGCAAGGTAGAAGAAGTTAAAAATCCCTCTTGACAGACACTAGAGTTTCTGTTATAATACTAACATATGAAACAAAGAAAGAGATATAAAAAAGTGCAATACCAGGATGAATCTCAATACGACCCTAAGAGGCACACTAAGACAAAAGGTGGCCTTGGATTCGGAATGAAAAAAGGTGTAAAGGATCTTGATTACGAAAATAGTGGTGTAAATCTAGCATCAGTGTTTGGTTGGGAAGTTCCTGAAAATTTAATGCATATTAAAGAAGTGATTGATAAACGCAATGGAAGATAATACAAATTACACAATTGTTTCTAATCACATCGGACCTAATGGCGAGCCTGCAGATAGAATTTATGGCAATCCATCTGGACAATTAAGATTAGTTAATGCAGACTATACAGAATATAAAGGCAACATTAAGAAGAAGCAGTTAATTAAAAAAGGCACGGATGGTAATAATTTTAAATCCTTCTGTTACGTGACAGACGATGGCAGATGGTTTGACAGAGGTGGTATGCCAATATTGCCGCCCGATGATGTAGTAGAAGAAGAAACTGAGGCAACTGATGAAAACAGACTCGATACTTAAATGGACGGCAACTGTGATTCTAATCATAGGAACATTTGTTAATGCAACGTTTCCTAATCTGTATCCACTTGGGCCAGCACTGTTAGCCGCGGGTGGTGTAGTTTGGCTAATTGTTTCATTTATGTGGAAGGAGCCTGCACTAATTGTCACAAATGGTGTTTTGACTCTAGTAGGTTTGGGCGGAATTGCCCTGTTTTATCTTGCATGATGATTTGCAAGGATATATAATAGTGAAGAAGGTTTTGTCCGCCACTAAAGGACTGTTTGGTATTTGCCAGCCGAAAATGGCATGTAAGGAGAAAAGATGAGTTACGTAGATGCATTCTATGATCGTAATGAAGATATCATTAGAGTCGTAGAAAGAAAAAATGGTAAGAGACAATTTACCGAATATTCCCCAAGACACATATTCTATTACAAGGATGCCAGAGGCAAGCATCAATCAATCTATGGCGAAGCATTACAGAGAGTAAGTGCTAAGAACATTAAGGAACTGCGCAAGGAACTTGCGATCCACTCCAACAAAAAATTATATGAGAGCGATATCAATCCCGTCTATCGTTGTTTAGAAGACAACTATCTAAATGTAGATGCTCCTAAACTAAATGTTGCATTTTGGGATATTGAGGTTGATTTTGATCCTGAACGTGGGTATGCTTCGCCGGAAGACGCATTCATGCCAATTACTTCTATTGCGGTGCATTTGCAGTGGATGGAAGAACTAATCTGTCTTGCTATTCCACCTAAGACACTATCGATGGCGGAAGCACAAAAGGCAATTGAAGGTATTCCAAACACAATACTTTATGAAAACGAAGCGGATATGCTTGATGCGTTTTTAGATCTTATTCAAGATGCAGATGTATTAAGTGGTTGGAACAGTGAAGGTTATGATATGCCCTACACTGTTAACCGTATTATTAAGGTACTAAGTGCAGATGATACTAGACGCTTGTGCTTGTGGGATCAAAAGCCTAAGAAAAGAACATATGAAAAGTTTGGTAAGGAATCTACAACCTACGATCTAATTGGTCGTGTGCATGTAGATAGTTTGGAACTTTATAGAAAATACAACTACGAGGAAAGACACACATACAGGCTTGATGCAATTGGCGAACTAGAAGTAGGTGAGAAGAAAACTGTTTATGAAGGTAGTCTTGATGCATTATACAACAACGACTTCAGAACATTTATTGAATATAACAGACAGGATACTGCACTGCTTGATAAACTGGATAAGAAACTAAAGTTTATTGATCTTGCAAACACTATTGCACACGAGAACACAGTGCTTATACAAACAACAATGGGTGCTGTTGCTGTGACGGAACAGGGTATCATTAACGAAGCACATAGACGTGGAATGATCGTTCCGAACAGAGTGAAGCGTGAGCCGGGCAGTGAGCCTGCGGCAGGTGCTTATGTTGCATATCCTAAGAAAGGTATTCACGAGTGGATTGGTAGTGTTGACTTGAATTCACTGTATCCTTCCGTTATTCGTGCGTTGAACATGGGGCCTGAGACTGTTGTTGGTCAACTGCGTCAAGATGGTACCAAAGCACATATTGATGGACAAATGGCCAAGGGAAAATCCTTTGCAAGCGCATGGGAAGGTATGTTTGGTAGTGTTGAATACAGTTCTGTAATGGACAAAGAAATTAGCAGAGAGATTACTATCGACTGGGAAAATGGCGACAGTGATAAACTAAGTGCCGCACAGATTTATGATTTAATTTATGAAAGCAACCAGCCATGGATGCTGAGTGCTAATGGCACAATCTTCACATATGAAAAAGAAGGCATTATTCCAGGACTACTTGCACGTTGGTATAAAGAACGTAAAGAAATGCAGGCGAAACAGAAAGAAAGCCAGAATGCAGGAAACAAGATTGAAGAAGAATATTGGGCAAAGCGACAGTTGGTTAAGAAGATTTTGCTCAACAGTTTGTATGGTGCAATCCTAAATCCAGGCTGTAGATTCTTTGATAACAGAATCGGACAGAGTGTAACACTTACAGGACGAAGCATTACTCAACACATGGCTGCTAAGATCAATGAGATAGTAACAGGCGACTATGATCATACAGGTAAGGCAATTGTTTATGGTGATACAGACTCCACATACTTTAGTGCATACAGCACACTTAAGAAAGATATTGAAGCAGGTAGCATTCCGTGGACAAAAGATAGTGTAGTTGAACTGTATGATACTATAGGTGAAAATGCAAACGCAACATTTCCTAAGTTTATGAGTCAAGCGTTCCACTGTCCTAAGAAGCGTTCGGAAGTTATTGCGGCTGCTAGAGAGATTGTTGCTAGTAAAGGACTATTCATTACAAAGAAAAGATACGCAGTTCTTTACTATGATATCGAGGGTTTTAGAACAGACACAGAGGGCAAGCCAGGCAAAATTAAAGCAATGGGGCTTGATCTCAAGCGTTCGGATACTCCGGTTGTCATCCAAGACTTTCTAAGTAATGTATTAGAAATGGTTCTGGCAGGAAAAGAAAAAGAAGATGTATTAGATTACATCACAGAATTTAGAACAGAATTCAAAGCACGTCCTGGTTGGGAAAAAGGTTCGCCTAAACGTGCAAACAAGATTACTGAGTATGAAGCCAAAGAAAAGAAAGCAGGCAAGGCAAATATGCCTGGTCATGTAAGAGCAAGTATTAATTGGAATACACTCAAGCGTATGAATGGTGACAAATATTCAGTGAATATTACAGACGGTGCAAAGGTTATTGTCTGTAAGGTAAAGGATAACCCAATGGGGTATACCAGTGTAGCGTATCCGGTAGACGAACTAAGACTGCCGGAATGGTTTAAGGATTTACCATTCGATGATGCTACAATGGAAAATACAGTAATCGATGAAAAACTTAAAAACTTAATTGGTGTTTTGGAATGGGACATAAGCCAGACTCGAAATGATAATAACTTTAATAGTTTATTTGATTTTGAGTAAAAAAACTCTTGTGTTTTATGCAAAACCTAAATATAATGTAATGTATAGGAGAATTCAATGAAAGACATTTTACAAGACATTGTCAGTCACACACAGAACTTAGGTTTCCTAACTACTGTTAAAGTAACTGGCGAAGAAGATAAGACAGGTATGTTTTCAATGGCTGATGATAGATCAGTTATTATGGAAGCAAATACACATAATGCTAATCCGGATATGATTGGTATATTTGGTATGCCGCAACTACAAAAACTAAAGTACTTACTAGATGGTAGTGAATACAAGGATAATGCTAAAATTAGTATTACAACAGCAGAACGTAATAACGAAACTATTCCAGTAGGTATTCACTTTGAAAACAAAGACGGTGACTTTAAGAACGACTATCGTTTCATGAATAAAGAAATTATTGATGAAAAAATGAAAACTGTTAAGTTCCGTGGTGTTAACTGGGATGTCGAAGTTGTTCCAACACTAGCAGGTGTTCAGCGTTTTAACTTCCAAGCAGGCGCTAATCCAGAGCATCCAACATTCTTGGCAAAGACTGAAGATGGTAACTTGAAGTTTATCTTTGGTGACGCTTCAACACACGGTGGTGAGTTTGTTTTTGCTACAGATGTAACAGGAACACTTAATAAAGGTTGGACTTGGCCAGTTGCGAGCATCTTAGCAATTCTTAAGATTGCTGATGTTAATAACACCAAGATGAATATTTCAAACGAAGGAGCAATCCAGATTACACTAGATAGTGGGTTGGCAAGTTACAAATATATCATTCCAGCACAGGCGGCCTAAATAATATTATGAAAAAACCAGTCAACCTAACACCATTACAGAAAGACTACGCAGTGTATTTGCCTGCTATTAGTTCTTTCTTCAGCACTTATA